GAAAAGGAACGCCGGAAAGCCGAACAAAAGCCAGTAAATGGTGTGATTTCTGGCAAAAAAGCCCCGAAATTCGTGAGGGATTTGAGATGAAGCCATTGCAATCCCCAGCCTACACACAGCGACGATCCTACACGCCATGCCACGCGGCACCTGGCGGCGGACTCTGTCCGCAGTGCGGGCAGTTCGCGACCAGTTACAACTCGCAGCCAATCGGCGACATGCAAAAGCAATACAGACGCTGCCAGTGTGGCAATCGCTTCACCACAGTCGTTCGGAGGCAACCATAATGCCACTCAAGCCCGGAAGCAGTCGCGCGACCATTCAGGAAAACATCCGCAAACTAATCGCCGAAGGCTACACGCCACAGCAGGCTGCTGCTATCGCATATGCGGAGGCACGCAAACGCTAATCCTTTAGCAGACCTGAATAGACCAATCGCCACGCAGCCGCAATGCTGCAACCATGGCAAGATCCGCATCCGAACGCTTGGCACTCTACGAAGACCTCCGCGACCGTGTCGAAACCGGTTTGCTCGCAGGGGCTCCCGTCATCACGTACACCGTGGACGGACAGATGGTTCAGAAGGAGCCCACAAGTACATGGCTCGCGGAACTCGACGCAAGGATCTCTGATCTCCGCCGGCAGGCATCAGGCGGCATTCACGCGGCTCGGAATCTTGTGAGGTTCCAGCGATGACTGCGAAGCCAGACTACGCTGCGAACGTCCGTGAGGCTGCAAAGCCGACTCGCATTGACAGGGCACTCCTGCAAATCGCTCCAGCATGGGCAATGGGGCGAATCAAAGCCCGTGTTGATGGCCAGTTGCGACTGATGCTGGCAAACCGCGCCGCCGAAAACTTCGCGGCATACGAAGCTGCAGACAACGACAGGCTCCGCGGAGAAAAGTGGATTGCGTCGAAACTCACACAGAACGACGCGATTGGCACCGAATTAGAAACAATGATCGACCGGGCAACCGACCTTTACCGTAATGACGTGTTTGCCGCGTCTGCAGTCAACGGCCGTGTTGACAACGTCATCGGGCAAGGTATCCGCCCACAGGCCCGCGTGCAGGCTGCCAGAGGCGTTGTTACGCAATCACAGGCCGAGACATTCAACACGCAGATCGAACTACTCTGGCACCGCTGGGCAATCGCTGAAGGTTTCTACGCGAAGCAGAGACTGCTCGAACGCTGCAACGGCATTTACGGCGAATCATGGCTCTATATGGGCAACGATGACAGCCCGGAAAAGCCCGTTACTCTGTCAGTCCAGGTGATTCATCCGCAACGCATTCCAGTTTACTCGTGGCTGCAGCAGGGCAGGCCAGAGCGGCGACTGGGGATGAGGCTCGACGCACGCGGAACAGCCATCGCTGCGTTCGTGCGACGCAGTCTGCCAAACGACAGCTACGCAGCAGATCAGATGGAGGATGAGGTTCCGCTGACTGACCTTCTGCACTGCTTTGAAGAAGTAAGCCCAGGGCAACTCCGCGGCGTTCCGTGGTTGGCTCCTGCGATGGGCAAACTGAAGGACCTCAAGGACTTCGTCCACGCCCATTTGGTGGCCGAACAGGTGGCCGCATGTTACGGGGCATTCGTTACCGGCGCCACTGATCCCGCCTTACTGGCAGAGGCAGGCCGCAGCCGGTCCAATCTGGAAGACCTAAGCCCGGGCACGATTCAATACTTAGGTGATGGCGAGTCTGTTCAGTTCAGCGACCCCGCACGCCCCGGCACAACTCTCGGCCCATACGTTGAGTGGGCATTACATGGCGTGGCAGCCGCTTTACGTTACCCATACGAATTGCTCGCAAAGCAATTCACAAACAATTTCAGCGGCGGCAGGCTCGCTTTGATCGACGGCCGCATCACCTTCAAGTGCTGGCAGCATGTGTTGATTGATCGGACCTTGCGTAAGCTCTGGGCTCGCTTCGTTGACCAGTGTGTCATTCAAGGCGCCGTGGCGATCGACCCAGTAAGGTACGAAGAAAACCGCGCCCATTTCCTCAATCATCAATGGATTCCTCCTGGATGGCCGTGGGTTGATCCTGACAAAGAAGTCAAGGCCGACGTGGCAGCCATCGAAGCCGGCTTAACGACCCAAACAGAATCGCTTGCATCCCGTGGCCGCGACTTCGACGAGACGCTGCAGCAGATCGAGCGGGAGTTGTACGCAAAGGCCGACATGGAGGCCCGCGTCCAAGCCTACCGCATCTCCCTGGAACTCGACGAAGACACAGATCCCGCAGACGACAGCCCGGACGATACGCCAGACAACAACGCTGACGACTCAATGGGCGTCGATGAAGATTTCGCGATCCCTGCCAAATACGCCGGCATCAATTTCACTCCGCCCGCAGGTGTGCGAGCAGAAGCCAAACAAGGGCTCGAATGGCGACGTGAATACAAGCGTGGCGGAACCGCAGTCGGTATCGCACGAGCCCGCGACCTGGCAAACGGGAAGCAAGTCAGCCCATCAACGATCGGTCGCATGGTTCGTTTTTTCGCCCGTCATGAAGTAGACAAGCAGGGCGAAGGATTCTCGCCAGGTGAAAAAGGTTATCCGTCAAACGGCCGCATCGCCTGGGCACTTTGGGGTGGCGATCCAGGCAAGGCATGGGCAGGCAAAGTGCAACGACAAATGCAAGCAAGGGACAAAGCAAATGCCCGCAATTAGCACCGCTCCAGACAAATCAACATTCCGCACAGACGCAGCCCGGCAGGCTCCGGCACGCGTAGACCGCGAAGGAGGCGTTATTTACGGCGCTGCAATGATGCAAGCAGGCGACCTTAATCCGGGCGACGCCAGGCCGTTCACGGTTGACGCTGAAACACTCCAGCAGGTCGTTCAATTCGGCAACGCGACCCGCAACGGACTCAAAGCCAGATTCACGCATCCAAATATGTCGAACGACGGCATGGGCTCCTATCTCGGCAGGTGGACCAATTTCCGCATCGACGGCGACACCGTCCGAGCGGACCTGCACATCGCAGACGCAGCATATACCAGCCCACAGGGCGACCTAGGCAACTACGTTTTGGATCTCGCTGAACAGGACCCAGAATCCTTCGGCGTGTCCATGGCGACGCGATTCGATGAGCAGAACCTTTCGCAGTTTGAAGATTCACGACACCGCGAGTCTGACAATGACAAGCGGAAGAAAATGCGGTGGCCCATGCGATTCTCCGCCATGAAAGCCGGCGACGTTGTGGACAGCCCAGCAGCCACTCGCACCGGTCTATTTTCGCTGACTGAAGCAGATCCCCGAAATCTTCCCGCGCAGGCTACAGCCCTGCTCGACGCCTACTTTTCCGCCGCACCCGCCGCAGCGATCCGGGAGCGAATCAACGGTTTTCTGAATCGCTACCTATCATCACGAGGTGATGACATGCCAGAGCCGACCCCGGCTGAACCAGTGACCACAGAAACGCCGGCCGCTCCGGCAGCCCCTGCAGCCGATCTCTCGGCAGCGCCCGCAGTCCCAGTTGCACAGAACCCGACCGCTGATCTTGCAGCCGCAGAGCGTACCCGCTGCCTGCAGATTCAGGCACTTTGCAACCTTGCAGGTGTGCCCGACAAATTCAGCCTCTTCGTCAATGGAAACTTCAGCGTTGAAGCCGCACAGGCTGCCTTGCGTGACCTGTCCGCACAGCGTGGCAGTGTGATTCAGCCAGCCGCAGAGCCGCAGCCAGACCCGAACGCAAGGTACAAGGCTGAATTCGCAGTTAATCGCGACAGCATCACTGTCACAGAAGAGCAGTGGATTCGTTCCCGCCGCATCGACGACGGACTGGAACCGCTTCAGAAGTAATTCAATCCCAACCCTTTCTTAGGAGAAAATACAGTGGCCGCAGTTACCGCAAATCAGATCACTCTCATGCAGGGTGCAGGCCGGCTTACTCGAAGCAAGGCCGCAGCAGTCAATCTCTACGCCGGTACTCTTGCGTTCTTCGACGCATCGACTGGCTATATCACGAACGACGACAACGCAGGCGCGAACGCATTCGCCGGCGTTGTTTATCAGCAGTGCGACAACTCCGGGGGCTCCGCTGGTGACCTCGAAGTCGAACTCTACACCGACGGCATCTTCCGCCTCACTGGCTCTTCATTCACGCAGGCGACGAATGGTGACCTCGTGTATGCAATCGACAACTACACCATTCAGGCCAGCAGCACGAGCGCCAGCAAGGTTGGTCGCGTCGTCAATTACGTTTCCGCCACGGTGGTTGATGTTCTCATCAACATTCACGGCTAATCACTGACACACTCACAGATTTACTCTGAAAGGAAATAACCATGGCTCTGAATATTGCAGCCGCGCAAATCAAGTTGCGTGACCTGACAGCAAAATTCGACAACCGTCTCCAGGCAACGACTCCGTTTTACCCTTCCGTTTGCTACGACGCATCCAGCAATCGCAGCGGCGAAAAATACG